TACAGAAGAGTGTATGAAGCTTTAGGAACACAAGCGATTGATAGTTTATTAAAACCAATTGAACAACCGATTCCAAAAGACCCTGCAATTGAGAACACTGATGCAATGAATTTAAAACAATTAAAACCTTTTGCTACACAAGATCATGAAGCTCACATTGAAGCTCACATGGCGTTTATGAAATCAAGAATGGTACAAGTGAATCCACAAGTGTATGCAACTTTACAAGCACACATCTCAGAACATATTTCATTAAAAGCAAATCAAGAAGTCGTTGAAGCAATGGCACAAGATCCAGAGCTAGTTCAAATGTCAGAACAGAACCCAGAGATGTGGACAGTTCAATTCAATGCGATGGTTGCAAAACGAGTAGGTGAATTAACCAATACATTAGTCCAAGCAGAAGCAGGCGGACAACAACAAGATCCATTAGTTGCATTAAAATCTAGAGAGCTAGATTTAAAAGCAATGGATTTACAACGTAAGTCTCAAGAGTTTGAAACAGAAGAGCAAAGAAAACAAAATGAGATTATGGTGGATACTTCTATTGAGCAAGCTAAACTTGATCAACAAAGAATGGGTCAACAAGAAAGAATTAGAGTTGCAGAAGAGAAGTTAGATATTGCAAGAATGAAAGAAATGCAAAGGAGGAACTAATGTGGAACTGGATTAAAAAATTATTTTCACGTGAAACAGAAAAACCTTTAGTGTTAACAGAAGAAGTTAAAATAGATTTGTCAAAAACTACAAAAGGCGATAGAAAAAAACTTTACGCTGCTGGTAAAATAACAGCAGAACAGTTACACGGAGGAAAATAATGCCATTAACTAAAAAAGGAAAAAAGATTAAAGCTTCAATGACCAAACAATATGGTAAAAAGAAAGCTGAACAAGTATTTTACGCTTCTAAAAACAAAGGAGTGATCAAAGGTGTCGAGAAAAAATCTAAAAAAAGGTCTTAGTGGTGGAAAAAGATTTGGCCCACCCCCTAAAAAAGGCCCTAATCCGCAAGGTATCAAAATTAAACCTAGAAAAAAACCTAACAGCGTACGATAAATTACCAAGAGAACAGAAAATTTTAGTTCTCGCTGGTGTTTTTGATGGCGAAGGTAGCTTTGGAGTTTGGTCTAGAGGTAAAAATAGACCAAAACATCTTCAAGTTAAGGTTGATACTTCTGATGCAGACATGGTTGTACGTTTTCATCAAATGTTTGGAGGTATTTTTCTTGCTATGAACCCAAAATTAGAGAATAGAAAGAATTTATTTCGCTGGAAAATAACAGGCGAGAAGGCTTGGAAATCGATTACAGAGATGATACCATATATGTGTCAAAGGAGAATAGAAAAATACAATGGCGTGGCTAAACTTATTAGGTATGGCAGTGAAGACGGGAGCTCACATATACAAAAACCGTCAAGAATCAAAAATGTTAATGTCGGATGCACAAAGATTGCATGCCGAGAAGATGGCAAAAGGTCAAATAGACTATCAAGGTAAATTATTAGAGGCTCGTCAATCGGACTGGAAAGACGAATTCATTTTATTATTACTCTCAGCTCCGATTGTACTACTTGCGTGGGCCGTGTTCTCTGATGATCCGACCGCTATGGACAAGATGCAATTATTTTTTCAATATTTTTCTCAATTACCGTTTTGGTACCAAACAATTTTCGTTGGAGTCATCGCATCAGTTTACGGATTAAAGGCTACGGACTTAATTAAACGAAAATAACTTGCAATTCCCATAATTTCTTCTATAAACCATAATTTATGGCAACATTAGAAATCGAAACCGTTCGAGAGATCAAAAGATTAATCGAAAAGAAAATAAATCAAATCAGCGAACAGGTAATTTACGGTAGTATAGACAATTATGAGAAATTACAGTATTCTAGAGGACAAATTAGTTCGCTTAACCAGCTAAAGGAGGATTTGGGCGAACTGCTCAGAGATGACAATGACAAAGACTGAAAAAAACATAGCAAGTAATGAAAATAATTTCATTGTACCTAAAACAGATGAAGAGAAAAAAGAATATATCGATTCTCTTCCTGAACCAACAGGTTATCGTTTATTAATCAGACCATTTGCAGGAGCACAAAAAACTAAAGGTGGAATTCTTTTAGCAGATACAACTATTGAGACTATTCAAGCAACTACTGTTGTAGGTTTAGTAATTAAGATGGGTAATCTTTGCTATAGAGACAAAGAAAAGTTTCCCCTTGGAGCGTGGTGCAGGGAAGGTCAGTTCGTGATGTATGGACGATATGCAGGATCTCGTTTTAAAAATAAATGGGGTGAGCATAGAATTTTAAACGATGATGAAATTATTGGTGTAATCCAAAAACCCGAAGACATTGCTACACTTTACTAAGGAGAAAAAATGATGGCACAAGAAGAAGTAAAACAATCTAAAAAAGACATCGACATTGATACCGATGACGTGAGCCAAGAGGAATTAACCGTAGAGGTAAAAGAATCGGCTAACAATGTTGAGACTAAAGAAAAACCGAATCTTAATTTTGGCGAAGTTGATTTAGGGTACACGGATCACGGGACTTCTGAAGAGAAGAAAGATGATAAACCTGAAATTAAAGTTGAAGAAGATAAGGTTGATGATCTTAAACAAGAATTAAAAGCTGAAGGTAAAGAAATCGAAGGTGAGAAAGAAGAACTTGCTGACGATGAAAAAGATTTTAAAAGTCTTTATAAAAAATACAAACAGCAAAACAGAAGAATTGATAAACTCACTTTTAGAAGAGAAGAAGCAGAAAGACAAGCGAAAGCTGCTGAAGATTATGCTAAAGGTGTTCAGAAGAAATTACAAGATATCGAAAAAAGATACAATGTAGAATCTGATAATTATCTTAAAGAGTTTGAAGCAAGAGTAGACGCTCAAAGAGAACAAGTTAAAAATAATTTAAAACTTGCAATCGAGAACAATGATACCAATGCGATCATGGAAGCTAATGATCAATTGACTCAACTTGCTGTTCAAAAAGAAAAAGCAAAAATTAGAGCTGAAGAGAGAAAAGCAGCTATTGAATTAGCTGAAACTCAAAAGAAAGAGGAAGAAGAGAAAGCAAAAGCTCAACCTCAAGAACAAGCTCAACAACAACCCACACCATCTGAAAAAGCTATCGAGTTTAGAGAAAAGCATAAGAAGTGGTTTGGGTATGATAAAGATCCTGCTCTTACAGCATACGCTGTAGCATTAGATGGTCAGATAAGACAAGAGGGTATTGAAGTTGACTCTGATGAATACTATAATGAAATAGAGAAAAGGTTAGACCCTATTCTGACAGCTCAAGGTTTGAAAGAACCAGCTGAGCCTGTCGAAGCTAAGCAGAAAGCGAAACCTGTCCAGACTGTCGCTTCTGCTGGAAGAAAAGAAGTCGGACGCAAAACTGTGACACTCACCAAATCACAGGTAGCAATAGCTAAAAGATTAGGTGTGCCACTTGAAGAGTACGTTAAATATGTGAAGGAGGCTCAATAATATGAACGATACTATAAAAAGAACTTCACGCAACGCTGAGTCGAGAGAAGTTGAACAACGAAAAAAGACTTGGCAGTTACCATCTAGTTTGGATGCCCCGAAAGCACCCAACGGTTTCGAGCACAGATGGATTAGAACCAATGTGCAAGGTTTTGAAGACACGTCTAACGTGACTAAGAAACTTAGAGAAGGCTGGGAATTTGTGAAAGCGGAAGAAATTAAAAATGATCCCGATATTCACAAGTATCCTCAGATAACCGAAGGGAAATATTCTGGATGCATCGGAATTGGAGGCCTTGTGTTGGCAAGGATACCGACAGAGATCCTAAGACAGCGATCTGAGTATTTCGCAAGACTTACAACAGATCAGTTAAAAGGAGTTGATAACGATCTTATGAAGGAACAACATCCGTCTATGCCTATCAATATTGATAGACAAAAACGGGTAACCTTTGGCGGTGGACGCAAAAATTAATCTTTTTGTTAATCCTACCTAGAGGTTGGCTAATATAAACAAAAACAAAAACTAACTTAGGAGTAAATACTTATGTCAAATGTAGTAGAAAAGTTTGGTCTAAGACCTTACAGAAAACTTGACGGTACACCTTTAGTTGGAGCTCAGAACAGATACACAATTGCTAGTTCATATGCAACTGCGATTTACCAAGGTGACCTGGTTGTACCAGTAACTGGTGGTAACATCGAAAGACATACAGCTAACAATTCAACAGCTGTTGTGGGTGTTTTTAACGGATGTTTTTACACAGATCCGACTACTCAAAAGCCAACTTTTAGCAACTATTATCCAGGCGGCGTTGCTGCTTCTGACATTACGGCTTTCGTAATTGATGATCCAGACGCTGTTTTCTTAATGGATGCTGATGCGACTTTTGCAAGAGCGGATATCTTTCAAAACTATTCCGTTACTACAGCTACAGGTAACACAAAAACAGGAATATCAGAAGTACAATTAGATGTAAGTGTTTCTGGAACTAACGCATCATTCATTATTCAGGCGATTGATATATCTCAAGACCCTAATAACAGTGACGTTGCTTCAGCGAATGCTAATGTTCTTGTTAGAATCAACAAACACTTCTACAGAAGTGGAACAGGCGTATAATAAAGGAGAATAATTATGGCTATATCACGACAACAGCTAGCTAAAGAGCTAGAGCCAGGTTTGAATGCTTTATTCGGCCTGGAATACAGTAGATACGATAATCAGCATGCTGAAATCTTTACTACTGAATCTTCTGACAGAGCTTTTGAAGAAGAAGTAATGTTAAGTGGTTTCGCTGGTGCACCAACTAAACAAGAAGGTGCTTCAGTTGTGTTCGATCAAGCTAACGAAGCTTACACGGCTAGATACACACACGAAACAATCGCTTTAGCATTCTCAATCACTGAAGAAGCTATTGAAGATAACCTATACGACAGACTTGCTCAAAGATACACAAGAGCTTTAGCAAGATCTATGTCAAACACTAAGCAAGTGAAAGCTGCACAGGTGCTTAACCAAGCACAGTTCACTGCTGTAACAGGTGGTGACGGAGTACCTTTAATTGCGAACAATCACCCATTATCAAATGGTGGAACGTTCTCAAACGTACTTTCAACTGCAGCTGACCTTAACGAAACTTCATTAGAGCAAGCTCTAATTGATATTCAAGGTTTCGTTGATGAGAGAGGATTAAAAATCGCTCTTAACGGTAGAAAAATGATAATTCCAAAAGAATTACAATTTACTGCTGAAAGATTGATGAAATCAACTCTTAGAACAGGTACTGCTGACAATGACATCAACGCTATCAATAACATGGGAATGGTTCCTGAAGGTTACAGAGTGAACAACTTCTTAACTGACACTGATTCATTCTTCTTGTTAACGGATGTGCCTAATGGTCTTAAACACTTCGAAAGAAGCCCAATTAAGACTGCATTAGAAGGTGACTTCGATACAGGTAACGTTAGATTCAAAGCTAGAGAAAGATACTCTTTTGGATTCTCAGATCCAAGATGTATTTTTGGTAACGGAAACTTACCAACTAGCTAATAGTTAACAGATTAACCCTACAACGGGTACTTAAAAGGGGCGGTGTTCACATCGCCCCTTTTTTTATGTATAATAGAAACACTTAGAAAAATTTCTTATAGACTGACTAAGCAGACGGTATAGAGACTATAAGAACAACGCTATACAAAGGAGAATATTATGGCAAACACAACTTTTACAGGCCCAGTCCGATCGGAAAACGGATTTCAAACTGTAACAAAAAACACATCAACTGGTGCATTCACAGTTAGATCATCTTTTAATGCTGAAGGAACTTTCGCAGGTTTAGGAACAAGAAAAATCCAAACTTTTGCTGGTACATTAGCTGGAACAGATGCAGCAGATACTGCATATGCAGATGGTGACGTTCTTGTTGAATTAGGAACTTTAAATACTGATGCAGCAAGCGGTTTAGTTACACCAACTAAATTTTTCATTCACAGAGCTGTGATTTTAATCACAACTCCTGCAGGTGAAACTCTTGCTGGTAAATTAGATTTAAGTGCAACTACAGGTACAGCAACTAACGAAGCAGTGGACACTCCAACTGAAATCGTAGGTGCTGGTGTAACTTGTTTTGACCCACAAGTCAGTGCTGCAGCCTCTGTTACTGAAATTGATATTAATTTCAATAACACAGCTGGTAACTATCACATTTTTGATCCACTTATTACTGCACCGATTGCAAGTAAATACTTGTACGCTGCAACTACTACTGCGATCAATGCTGATATTACAGCTGGTAGATTTACTGCAGAATTAGAATACTCAGTATTATAATTTTAAC